ACACTTTCCAAGCCGGTCGGTCGTGTTTCCCATTTCCAATTTATAGCGGTTAGCTTCTGTAAAGTGGTGGCAGTCTCCCATACTGAGCCAAGGCGTATTTCATATTGTGAAATGTCGATATCCGGGCTTTCATTCCATACAAGATCAATTGCAAACGGAGTAACTAGACCAGTAAAGCCAGATACGTCTTGCGGTGGCGCAGTCTTACCCAGTACGGTTAAAGGTAAATTAATATAATTGGATTTTGCATTAACTGAGTTTACTGATCTTATACGAAATACCCAATTTCCTAGCTCTAGATCATCGACACTAAAAGAAGTACCAGCAATAAAATCACTAAATATACGATATGGCGCACCGTCTAAAGAACCCTCAAGCTCATATCGCTGGGTTGCACTGCTTTGTGAGTCCCAAGAAAAGTTAACACGAGCCTTGATAGATTTTGATGTGTTTGAAATGTAAAGAGATTCAACCGCACTAAAATTAATAGGCTCAGCAACCAAGTTAAAATCAGGCAAATTAACCGGATCAGGAATGTTTACGTCTAGCGCGTCCCCCTCATTCCAGTCGTATATATCTGGCGAATCCTCCCTTAAATCCAGGCGAATACCGTTTAGTGCATCTATTTCACGCCCTACAATTAAAAACACGCGATCAACCCAACCCAATCTAGAGTAGCTTAGCGCTATTCGATCACCGATTTTATACTGCCATGCCCTATACCTGAATAAACCACGAACACCTAAACCAAAGCGTGAACGCTCTAGCTTTATTTTTGACAATCTACGGCACTGGGTAGAACTATTAACTAATTGATAATCAATAGTTTGTTCTAGTTCTTCCAAGTCTTCCGCTAGAAAATTAGGCGTTTGTAATACAGGGTATTCAATTTGCTCATAATTGTTTTCTGTGGAAATAAACGAGCCTTTAACCGTATTGAATTTATCTTGACGACTTGATCCGCTAATAATCTGAATGTCACTAATTAAGTCGTCTTCATTGAATTTTGCGGGCTGGGAATAAACACCGGGGAAGCTACTTGTTATTCCCGTGTAGCAGGCTTGCACAAAAAGATTGCTACCTATAGGCGCAGCTCCGCTCGGTGCAGCAGTATTTACAAAATCAGCCCACATAAATATTTCAGAATATGCGGCAGAATCAGCCCTGTTCCAGATAAACTGGCATTCAATTAAATAAAATCCATCACTTAACTTGGTTATTTTTGATTGCTGGGAGTTAGGCTGAAATTCATTATTTAGATTATCATAATAGTGATTCCATCTAAAACCCTGAGAATCCGCAAATCTAAACCTAATAAAGGGGGGATGGCCAGTACCGGATTTTACAATTATAGAGGAAGTTACGACATCGCCTATTTGCACAGGGAATGTATTCCCATCTCTATTTCTACACAAAATAAACTGATCTGTACCTACTTGTTCAGCATAGCCGACAAATGTTTCGCCGCTAGGGTTGCTGATTACTTGATTCTCAAGTATGTCAGATCCTTCAAACAAAGCGCCGTACCACTCTTCAGGATCAAACGGGTTAGGCATTTGATTAGTTACGCCCGGATAAGTTACAGAGCCAGCAAAAGGTTCCTCGTATTTCTGTATAACCGCTTCCCATTGGCCTTGTTCAAACGTAACCAGTACACCGCCATTCTCGACCATCCTGCCCAATGATTCAGTTCTTGAGCCGCTTAATACAATGGTGCCATTAATTCTGAATCTAGGCTCGGTAGTGCCATTAGGGCCAGCCACAACTTCATCACAATCATTCGCCGCATCAATGAATGTCTGTTCGTTAATCTCTGTAGCTTCATCGGCCTTCATGTAATTAATAAGCCAGTCACGAATACATAAGGCTGAGTTTTGAGTGAATCCGCTTAAGCTAGTTCGCGGGTCGAAAATATTGTTTTTACCATTTACGACTGCGCTTATTTGCGGCTGACTTGAAAATGCATCGTCATTATATTTAAGTCGGATATATAGATAGGTAAGGCCGGTAAACTTGTGTCTATTAGGGTCTAGCCTTGTGGGCTTATTTGAACCTGTGTAAATATCCGAAGGCAATACACCAGAGCCATCTACCGATTTAACCGTAAATACTAAGCCATTAAATTTCGGGGCAGTTGAAAGTGTTTCACCTATATAGATATCACCAATAGATTCGCATGGGTGTGTAGCAAACACATAGATTTGATGCAGGTATTCGGAGTCTGACCCGGTTGACTCGATATAAGCAAGCTGACCACCGACACGCGCCTGCCCATATATAACCCGTCTAGGCGTTAAAGCGGCCCTAGTTGACCGCTTCCTATCCTGGTAATCAATATCCGGTCCGTATAGTATTGTTGCAACCAAGGCACCTATAAATCCCAGCAGGTCAACAACAAAATTCCCTGCACCTTGAACAATACCGCCAACAAAACTAGAACCCGATGTAGGGTCCAATTGTTTTACAACATCTTCGTAAAAATCAAAGCCCATTTATTTATTCCCAAAAACTACTAGCTGGCCATGTAATTTCGGCCCCGGCGATAGTGCTGACAAATTCAAAGCAAAAATCATCAGGGTGTAACCTTCTTTGCTCGGCGTCAGTATAGCGTGAGTCTATATTTCTATCCCAATCAGCCAGAATATCCCTTACAGGTATTTGTATAACCGGGCCTTTGCCATCGTTAATGGACGCGGGCTGTAATCGCCCCTTAAAGTAAAGCCATGGGTCACCGATAAATGTCTGGTCGTCATTGATTAAGGCGTTATATACGCTGCAATCCCTATTTAGTATGTTCTGACCTAACAATAATTGAATAATTGCAGGATCAACCGATCCTATAGTTAAGTTGTACTCAGCAGGCTCGATATCATTAGTTTCTTTTACCTCGCTAAATGAGCCTAATTGACCCAGCGGGATATAAGTATTTCCATTAAATTGTTTATCTTCTGTCGCTGTAGTGTAATAAAGCGGACCAGAATCTAAAAACAGTTCAACAAGAAATATTCGAGTCCCGATATTTTGAGACTCAAACGCAGCTATGACAGCAGGATCAAACATTAGAAAGCCTCGATAAAGGAAAAGCTAGCATTGTAAATAATCGGAGACGACACTTGAAATTGTGCTTGGTCTTCATCTTCTAGCTTCATGGTTACTTTCGGCGCTTCGTATTCTACCGGCGCGTTATCCGCTGGCGAGCGTCTTAGCGGCGGCTCAAATGTCACTGAGGCAAGCCCACTACCATCACTAACAGACTGAGAAGTGACATATTTAAGCTCGCTATTTACTGATAGGTAGTCGCCAACCTCAAAAAGAATTGTATTAAAATCTGTAGTTTGAATATCCAATGTGTCGCCCAACTGGTTTGCACCGTTTACCGTAATGGCCGCTGTACCTTGACCCTGTTGATCTAGGTCGGGTGGTATGTAATCGAAGCGCCCAGCTTGACCCCTTAACTGAAATATAAATGATTTAAGTTGCTTTGCTTCTGCCCCATATTTATTGGAATAGCTGACAGTCATCTCCCAGCGATCACCTTGTAATGAGGCGGTTTGAACAGATCGCGTCAATGGTGACTCATAGGACTGTGTATTAGCCCTTAATAAAAGGGTTTGCGTTGCCGCTTTAATATTTATTGGAAAATCCATTATCTACGCCTTCCGACCTGTCTAGCTACTGAGCCACCGGCTTTAATATTCTCATTTATTGACGATATAGCAACCTGTTTAATCAAGGGAATTGATCTGGCTATTTCAGACTGTACCGTACCTTGAACCCCGGCACTAATGTTGAATACTTGTGTAACTTGCGGTCCAGCCGGTTCACCATTTAACTGATTGTTTGGTGTGATATTAGCATTGCGGTTGCCCATGGTAATCAATTCGGGGCCGCGCTCACCGACAAGGAATGACCCGCCCGCTTTCATTTGACCGCCTAAAACACGGGGCTGGTATTCTTGCTGTTGTATTTGTGCAATTTGGACAGCAGCCAGCGCCCCAATTGTTCCAGCCAGAGCGATGTTAAACGGTGCTGGTACAGAGGCCAGAGCGTTGGCAATAGCAAGTGAGGCAGATACCGCAGCCTGAGCGCTTGCTAAGGCTTTGTATTGGTCGAACTGCTCCTTACCGCCCTCGCGAGCTATAGACGCAGCCTGACCCAATAAGCTAGATGTAATGGCAAGCCCGGCTTGCTGGCCATCGGTTAGTATTTTGGTTCTTTGATCTGTACCTTGCTGCTCAATGCGGTTTAAGTCTTCTTGTAATCGCTCGGCATTCTGCTTCCTAAGCTCATCAAAACTAGTAACCGTTTGAATTTTCGCCTCTTCTGCTTGACGGATAATTTCATTTCTAGCGCCAAACTGTTGAAGCGCTCTCTCTGCAGGGTCAAAGCCCCCTTCTAAGGACCTCAACCTAGCCTGAATGCTGTCACGTTCTTTTTCTGCGGCCTCACTACGCCCTGCAATGATATCTTTTTGTAGTTGCTTTTCTCGCTCTAGCTTTTGGTTGGCTGTGCTGCGTGCTGCGTTTAATTTTTCAAGGGCATCCCTGGCTTTGGTGATGGCTTCTGGATCGGTAGCAACGGCAATACGCTGGCCACGAGCTGTACGCCTAAAACCATCCTCCAACCTTCTTAGATTTTGTTCAGCGTCTATAATGCTTTCCGAAAGCTCTGAAATATTATTGTTTATATCTTTTTGTTTTTTATCAGAAGCCGTAACCAAGTAACGTCGTTGTGCTTCTGTAAGCGTAGAAAAGTCATCATTTAGATCGTTAATATTGTCATCAAGCTTTTCTAGTTCTTCATTTGTACCCTGAAGGGCAGATAATAAAGGGCCAGCAAAGGCACCAGCGGCAGCACCCACTAACACGCCCAATGTACCAAAGGACAATAAAATATCTGGTAGCTGGATTGATAATGCTTGTAAAAAGTTACCAGTGACCGCGCCCTGTTGCGCTACTTGGTTCAACTGTAGCGAAAGGTTGCGAACCCCGCCAGAAAGCTTTGTTGTAGCCCCTGCGTTTTGCAGTGATATTTTAGCGTTCTCAGCTTGTTGCTGGGCTAGCTTGGCAGATATACCAGCCGCTTGTTGATTGGCTTTGTTAGAATCTAAAGTTGCCTTTTGTGATTTTAGCTTAGCTACTGCCTCTTCGTTTGTTTCTTTTGCTAGTTTATCAGTAGTTACCGCTAGCTTAGCGTTAGTTGCTTCTAGTGGGATATTTGCCGAAGTGAGGCGCTTACTTGCTGCTTCAGCCTTCTGTCCTGCCAATGCAAGATCGTCAACCGCATCAGTAGCCTGAACAACCTTTCTAGAATCGACTTCTAACTGCAAACGCGCCACATCAGCCATAACTTTTCCTATTTAACCGGCAAAACAGGTCCACCTCTCCGGGCGTGAACTCTATTCCTACAAAATCACTGTAAGCCTTTAATTCTTGCAATGAAAAATTAGGACTCAATGTACAGTAAGTATGCCACAAATGAACCATTGATTCAGGCAAAGGCAAGTTTTTTAATTGTTTTGGCGCTCTGCCTATCTGTCGCTCAATGTCTTTTAACTGGTCCCGTCTATTGGTCTTTGACCCTTGATCGTAGCCAGATAGCCAATACTCATTTTCAGCGTATGCAATTAACTTTTCTGCATCGCTTTCATGAACTTTACCCGATCAAATATCACTCGCTCTAACTGTGAATAGATGAAAGGGTAATCAAGATAAACCTTAACCGCATTGTCTATTGTAAGCTCAATTTCCTCACCGTTAGCCTCTAGGTTCTCCCATGACTTAGTAAGCGAAGCAAGCATGTATTCAGGCGTGTTTTCAGTCACATCCCCCTTTGCAATTGAAAGGGAAGTAGCCCGGTAGACTTTAGTGTCTTGACCGTACACCGTGATCTTAATATCAGTGTCTTGACCTGTTACAGGGTCCTTGATGACTACTTCGCACGTTTCATTTTGTTTGAACTTAGACAAATCCATTAAACGGGCGTCCTTTCAATTACAATATTAGATAACTCGGTTTCATCGTAAACCGCTGAAATATCGTAGCTGTAAGTTAATGGATCAGGCCCACCGACCGAAGTATCGGCGCTAGTATATTTGATCTTAGGTAGAATAATCTTATATTGATTACCCGCGCCATCCAACATAGCAACCTCAAGATCAAAATAAGTGCCTGCGTTAAACAGATTGTAAGCGTTTAGGTTTTCAAAATAGATACTTAGCGAACCTGTTACGCGGCTTTGGCTTTGCGCTTGGCCTATAGCCGAATCTGAGCCGATACAGTATAGCGCCTCATTGCCATTATCCAGTGCAATACTAGCAGTTGTCACGCAGGCGGTAGAATCGCCATTAATAGTGAACGTACCACTAAAACCATCCATAGGCGCAGTAGTAACAGGGCCAGTATAAGTTGAGCCAGCCAGCGGTGACGTGTCGGAATCCTGAGAAAGTCCCACTGCATTAAAAGCCAGCGTAGTGATAGCATTAGCAGCACGATCCAATGTGAAACCACTCATTTCTACGCCACGCGAGCGAAAATAAGTGGTCAGGTCTGCATGTAGGCGTTCAAAGGTAAAGCTTCGCCGTGTAACCCCTGCTTTCAGTTGGTCAGTACCAACACTAGGGGCATCAGTTGCCCAGGTACCGCCTAATGCCGCTTCAAGTAAGTCGTCAAAGGCACCAAAACGAACCTCTCCAGTAATATCGCCCCCAACCTGCTTGTTTCCATTGATAATATCCGATACTTGGCGGTCAGAGCGTAAAGCTTCTG